TTTATGTTAAAATGGCTGATAAAAAAAATTAATTCATATTTTGCTAGAAGAAAGCATCTAAAACGAATTAAAGAATTACGTAAAATGGATCCGTTCATCTATGATTGAATGGGGTATATCCGCAGCCGCACATGATGCATCTTTGACAGTAGTTGATGGAAGTAAAATTTTATTTGCTTCTCATTCTGAACGGTATTCGGGTATCAAAAATGACAAAGACTTGAATGTAGATTTAATTCGCGCGGCATTGATGTTTGGTAAACCAGAAAAAATTCACTGGTATGAAAAACCTAAACTTAGAGCTATGAGACGATTGCTTGCGGGTCAGGGCATGGTTAGATTTAGCGTTAGACAATATCTTGCTGCTTTCGGACTAAAAGATATTCCGGTAGAATTTGCATTTCATCATGAATCACATGCCGCGGCTGGCTTCTATACTTCGCCGTATGATAATGCAACCGCTCTTGTTATTGATGCTATCGGTGAATTCGATACTGCGTCAATCTGGAAATGCTCTGGTAGTAAACTCAAAAAGAAATGGTCTATGGACTATCCTAAGTCTTTGGGTCTGTTCTATTCTGCTATGACAGATAGAATTGGGTTAAAGCCCAATGAAGACGAATATATCTTAATGGGAATGGTAGCATATGGTGATCCTGGAAAGTATTATGATGAAGTAAAAAATCTTTGGAAATCTGAGAACCTGCATCGTGGATGTCGCTGGTGGCGGCCAGATGACGGAGACCTGGACATTTATAGTGTCGCTGCGGCAACTCAAAAAGTCTATGAAGAAGAATTCGAAAAACTTCTGATACGAGCAAAAATGAAAGATGCCGCACAAGATAATCTTGTTCTTATGGGTGGCTGTGCGTTAAACTGTTCTGCAAATCATCTTGCTAGAAAATACTTCAAGAACGTTTGGATTATGCCAAATCCGGGTGATGCAGGAAGTTCCTTGGGTGCGATTGCAGCTAACAACAGACAAAAATTGAAATGGAAGGGTCCATATCTCGGCGCAGATATGGGAGGAGAATATCCGGTAGAAAAACTCTTGACAGAATTGCATAAGACTGGTATAGTAGGTGTTGCAAATGGTCAAGCAGAATTCGGCCCTAGAGCATTAGGTAATCGCAGCCTTCTAGCTGATCCAAGAGGTCATGACATTAAGGATAAAGTAAATGCTATTAAAAAGCGTCAAAAATTTCGCCCATTTGCTCCAGTCATTCTGGCAGGACGTGCGCGAGACTACTTTGAAATGTCATGGGAAGACTCCCCTTATATGCAATATACTTCAAGATGTAAATATCCTGATCAGTTTCCTGCTATTGTTCATGCTGATGGGACATCTCGCGTCCAAACTGTGACAAAAGAGCAACACCCGGGACTATATGCCCTTCTTAGTAGGTGGTATGAAGAAACTGGTTGTCCAATGCTATTGAATACAAGTCTCAATATCAAGGGTATGCCGATGGTGAATAACTTTAAAGATGCTGATGATTTTGAAGCGAAATATGGCGTGAAAGTCTTTTCATAATAAATATTAACATGACTAATAATATTCTAAAGTTTCCAGACAAGTTTCGTAAGGAACCTAGACGCTATCGCATACCGTTGTATACGGATGCCGATATTGAGATTGTTTTATTTTGCGTAAATGCTTTCGGAGTTACACCAGAAAGAAACATGATGGACGATTTATTAGAAATGGACCCAATTGAAGTTATAGAATGTCTTGACATTGCGAGGGAATCTGATATAATATCAAGTGTAGCAAAAGAGCATATACGCTGCATACGTGAATCTATTGAAGAAAGTTAATATATCATGAATATCTTTTATTTGGACCGTGACGTTTCCAAGTGCGCTGAATATCATAATGACAAGCATGTTGTCAAGATGATTATAGAATATGCACAACTGTTATCTACCGCTCACCGTGTAATTGACGGTGAACAATATCTGGACAAGACTGCTAATGGCCGTTCAATCAAGAGATGGCGAATGGAAGACAATACGCTAGAAACCGTTCTCTACAAAGCCACACATATCAATCATCCGAGTGCTGTCTGGGTTCGCCAGTCTAACAATAATTATACTTGGCTTATGTGTCTATTCCAATCCCTGCTTACAGAATACACTCATCGCTATGGCAGAATTCATGCCACTGACCGACTAGTTTATTTTCTTCGCAAGCCGCCCAGAAATATTCCTGTAAGTCATTTAACACAACCGACACCTGCTATGCCAGATGAATATAAAGTATCGGGCGACTCCTTACAGTCATATCGTAACTATTATATCGGTGCGAAAAAAACTATGGCAAAATGGAAAAATCGTGATATTCCTAGCTGGTGGAAAGACGCAACACAATAAATAACTACATGAAGACAGTTATACCGATCTCACCTCCTCCAGCTATCGTGCCTCCCTTGGCACTCGGCGACTCTGCAATAGCAGGGTCGCCTTTTTTGTATCAACTCAAACCCCCTAAAGGACTGTCATGGCAAGAAAAAAACAAATCCCATTACAAGTTGTCTCAAATAACGATGCTCCTGTAACCTTAGAGAAGAGTAAGCTATGCAAAGTAAAATACGAAGACCTAAAAAATATTCAACCAAAAAACTTTAATCAGAGACGATTTTTTGAACTTTACGACCAACAGTCCCCAGCAATTTTATTACACGGTGTAGCAGGAACAGGGAAAACCTACATCGCGCTTTTTAAGGCACTAGAAGAAGCACTAGATCCAGAAACAGTATTTGAGCGAGTAGTAATAGTCCGCTCTGCTGTTCCATCAAGAGAAATTGGTCACCTACCGGGTGATGAAAAAGAAAAGACAGAAGTTTATCAGTTACCTTATGTAGAAATCTGCGAGGATTTGTTTAATCATATCCAGCCATTTCAGCGATTGCAAGAACAAAAGTCGGTGAACTTTATGATCACCTCGTTTGTTCGTGGTATCACTCTAGATAATTCCATCGTCATTGTTGATGAATGTCAGAATATGACGGATATGGAACTCAATTCGATTATGACCCGAATTGGCAGAAACTCAAAGATCATCTTTTGCGGAGATTTCCGTCAAACTGATTTATATAAAAAGAACGATATGTCGGGACTTCAAAAGTTTATCGCTATCGCAGAACTAATGCCTTCGTTCAAAACACTAGAGTTTACTGTTCATGATATAGTAAGGTCCAAATTGGTTAAGGAATATATTCTAGCCAGACTAGAATATGAGGAGAGATACGCATAAAAGACTTGACAAACTATGAGAATCATGTTATAAGAGTATATGTTCAAAACAATCTATGATTATACTGATTTCGCCCAAGATGAAACAAGAGAAGATGGTAGCAGAGTTTACGTCAATGCCGCAGGTGTTGGATATCCCTCTGCTACCACCGTTCTAGGGGTCTTAAACAAAGACTCAATCAACAAGTGGCGTGAGCGTGTCGGGGAAGAAGAAGCCAATCGTATTTCTAAGCAGGCTTCTACTCGTGGTACTAAAATCCACACACTTACCGAAGCATATCTAAAGAATGAAGAAGTTGATTTTGATGGTGTAAAAGCGTCCTTGCTCGACAGGGAAATGTTCACTAAGTTTAAGTCAATTCTTGAGCCTATCGATAACATTCATTGCCAAGAGCTGGCATTATACAGCGACTTCTTACGTATGGCTGGTCGTGTTGACTGTATCGGTGAATACAACGGTACTCGGGCTGTAATCGACTTTAAGACTTCCAATCGGCCCAAGAAGAAGGAATATATCAGTTCCTACTTTATGCAGACCGCTGCATATGCAATCATGTATGAAGAACGGACTGGTATTCCTGTTCCCTATCTCATCATCTTGATTGCCGTAGACGGTGACGAGCCTCAGGTGTTCATAGAAAAGCGTGACAACTGGGCTAAAAAACTTATTGAAACTCGCGATTTGTTTGAAAAAGGTATTGACAAATAAGGACTTATGTCTTATATATAGATTATCAGTTGTTGACAATCAACAATAAAGGCGGAAAGACCGGGGTTCGACTCCCCGCACCTCCACCATCTATCAAGTGTTTAGTTTGCTTGGCACGGGAATTGCGTATGTAATTCGGCACTTGGTAGTTGATGGGGGTGACCTGGATATCGATTTTCGTGTAATAGGGCGGTTCGAGACTGATTGCTTGGCAAAGTGCCACAAAACGTAAATGCAAACGATAACGTTGCCTTTGCAGGATATGCGCTAGCCGCATAATCTCATTGGGTTTTTGATAGTTTTCCCTCGAAACAGAATAAAACTATTACCTGTTCTGTATATACGATGAAATGAGTGATGTAAGAACCTATGAATGCTAAATAGTTGTATGACCCATTAATGGGTCATTTTTTGTCTTCGGACAATCAGTGTGGGGAGTCACTGGTTAATACCCTCTCAAGTATAACAAAAAAATGGAAATAAGATGACTTCCTTTAATAAGAAGTTTTTCAAGTTTCTTTCGATTATTACACTATTAAGTTATAGTTTATATGGAATTAATTCATATGCTGAAACTGCCATCGAAAGAGAAGCAAGGGAATATTCCCTCGGCGTCGGAGAAGTAATCCAGGGTATCAAAGAAGATGCCCAAGAACAACAACGTAAAGTAACACAACAAAGAATCCAGACACAAAATATTCGTCTGGCAAATAATAGAGAATTGAAGTGTCTCGCAGACAACATCTATTATGAGGCTGGTAACCAGTCTACACAAGGCAAATTGGCCGTCGCGGCCGTTACTATCAATAGGGTAAATAGCCCCAAGTTTCCTAAATCTGTATGCTCCGTTGTATACCAGAGAACAAAACGTGTGTGTCAGTTCTCGTGGGTGTGCGAAGGAAAGAAGAGTGTGCGCAGTGCGCAACAATACGCACAAGCCAAAAGAGTGGCTGAGAAGGTATTGTTCGCAGGGGCTAATCATGGCGTATTAGGAAAAAATGTTCTATTCTACCATGCCGACTATGTAAATCCAGGTTGGAATCTTCGTAGAGTAGCTAAAATTGGTGATCATATATTTTATGCAGGATAATGAATGGGTAAGAGAAGCAACTTTGAACATCGTAAGAACGACTTCTATCCGACTCCGTTGGATGCAGTAAAGCCTCTCTTACCCTTTCTTCCCTCGGAGTTTACCTTCGCTGAGCCTTGTGCCGGCGACGGTAGACTCTGTAGGCATATCGACACCTTAACAGACAGTAATGCAGTAGCTACTTTGGTTTCTGATCTCGATCCCAAAGACACTTTTATTGAAAAATATGATGCATTAACTGTTGACATTCCCGCAAATACCGAGTATATTATAACTAATCCCCCTTGGTCTAGATGGATACTACATCCATTGATTGATAGGTTTGCTAGTATTCGTCCTACGTGGCTTCTCTTTGATGCTGATTGGATGCATACTAAACAAGCAATACCCTATCTACAATATTGTAGTAAGGTTGTGGCCATAGGTAGAGTAAAGTGGATTGAAGATAGTAAGTTTACTGGCAAGGACAATGCTTGTTGGTATCTTTTTGATAAAAATGAAATGAGTGGAACACAATTTTATGGTCGAGGATTTTCAAGTGGTAGATGAAGTCAGCAACGAATTTCTGATTACGAAGAAGTTTAGAACTTCTACTGAGTTTTCTCAATTTATTGAGAAGCAAGCATCGACAACAGGTCTACAGTGTATGGACTTGCTAGTTGATTATTGCGTAAAGAATGATATAGAAATGGAATCAGCATCTGTTCTGTTAACTACTTCACTCAAAGAAAAGATTCGTGCGGAAGCAGAAGAACTAAATATGTTGAAGCGCAAGGATGGAAAGCTACCCTTCTAATGGATTCTTTCGAAGTTTATCGTGTCTACATGTCACTCAAACTTCATTTTACTTCTGATGATTACGATATCACAAAAACGAAATCGGGCGTTAGATGTAAGAGAGAAACATTCCTTAAACGTAAGGATGTTCTGTTGTTTCGCAAGTTAGCCAAACGATTTACCTTTACTGAGATGGTAGATTATTTCGTTGCTAACTTTGTCAATGGACATAACGGTCTTTTCGATGCCGAAAGCGATAACGTGTATCGGGACTGGAAGGCTAGAAAAGAGAAGTTGACATATCTGTTCACACAAGACATCTCTACTCTGATATTAGAGGCTGAAAAAGTAAATGTTGATCCATTGATTAGTGATGGTCAACATCCCTTAGCATTAAAACTATACCTTGGTAAAAAAATTAGTCTTGAAACCCTAATTATTCTTGACAAATTGTTCAATTTTGTGTATAGTAATAATACTGTGTTAGCAAATGATTTTATATGGAAAGATGTATCTCGTTTGATAACAAAGTATCGTGTCTTTGTTAAGTTTGACAAAGACAAATTCTCTCAACTATGGATCAAGGAGAAAGGCCAAGTGGTCTATTAAATGAGTCATTCTAAGCGTAGAGACTTCGATTACGAACCTCGTGTCAAAGAAGTTCGTAAAGGTGTGGACAAATCCAACAAGCACCGCAAAAACCCGTATAAATACTCTGGTAGTCAAGAAGAAGATTTTGACGACTACGATGATTATGATACACAACGCAAATATTAACGCAATACAACGCAATACAGCGCAAAATAAGGAATACAAATATGTCTTTTAATTCTCTCTCGGAACTCCGTAAGAACCGTGGCAACTTCGACTCACTTATGAAAGAAGTCGAAAAGATTGCAAATCCCACAAACGAAAAGCGCGGCGACGATGATCGCCTCTGGAAGCCTTCTGTAGATAAGGCTGGCAATGGTCAGGCTGTTCTTCGTTTTCTTCCTGCTCCTCCAGGCGAAGAACTTCCTTGGGTTCGTGTGTATGATCACGGCTTCCAGGGCCCGACTGGTAAGTGGTATATCGAAAATTCGTTGACCACTATTAACAAGCCAGACCCTCTTGGCGAACTCAATTCAGAACTCTGGAATTCGGGTGTCGAAGCCAACAAGGAAATCGCTCGTAAGCAGAAGCGCCGCTTGTCGTATATCTCTAACGTTCTTGTGATCAAGGATCCCGCTAATCCTGAAAACGAGGGTAAGGTCTTTCTCTATAAGTTTGGTAAGAAGATTTTTGACAAGATCAAGGACGTAATGCAGCCTACCTTTGAAGATGAAAAGCCGGTTAATCCGTTTGATCTTTGGGAAGGCGCTAACTTCAAGCTCCGTATTCGTCAGGTAGAAGGCTATCGTAACTACGATAAGTCAGAATTTGATGGTAATACGCCACTTGATGAAAATGAGGATAAGCTGGAAGCAGTCTGGAAGCAGACGCATTCACTTGCTGCCTTTCTCGATCCTTCGAACTTCAAGTCTTATGACGAACTCAAAGCCAAGCTGAATACTGTTCTAGGTAGTGGTACCCGTGTGCCCACCGCAGAGAAGGTAAATCCGCTTGATGCAGAAGATGAACTCTTCGTTGAAACCAAGATGAAGACGGCTGCTAAGGCAACCGAAGAAACTCCGCCTTGGAATGATGAAAAGAGTGATGATAATATGAGTTACTTCGCAAGTCTTGCGGACGACTAAAAGAGAAAGGGGCGCTCTAAGCGCCCCTTTTTTATGCCATTGCTCGTTTTAGAGCAAATCTCATCCAACTACTCTCATCATCTCTAACATAAGTTTTAGTATTTGGTACAGAGGAGCTTTCGGATGCACCGCCCCCTCCGCCACCTTGATTGATGATTGTTGGAGGAGGAACATTCACTTTCATCTGGTCTTTAGCTTGTTCTGAACCCTTTTCTAAGATGCCGCTATCAGGATTTTGTCCTGATTGAACTTTAGCTTCTTCTCCGCCACCGCTCATGTAATCGTAAGCCTTCTTTGCACCAACAGCGGCAAGGCCGACTCCACCTAAACCAGCCGCAGTCATTAGTGGATTTCTTTTCATAAATCCAGCTGCTTTACTGAATATGCCACCGCCTGGCTTACCCTGGACTTTAGCTGTTTGTTTTGGTTGTGTTGCCGCCTTTGGTGCTTGCCCACTTTGTGCGGCTTCTGCGGCACGTGTTTCTGGTGTACCGCCCAGTGCTCCCATATCTCTAGCAGCCAGTGCAGCATCTAATCCAACAGAGGCGGCTGTTCCCACACCAGGAATAGTTCCGGCTGCTCCAGATGCTAACTCTAGTCCTGCACCGGCGAAGTCGCCTGACATAGCTCTTTGAGCAGCAAATACTCCACCGGCTATTAGACCCACTCCTGGTATTTTCTTTAGTAGTGATTTGCCAAGTGCTTTTGCACCAACTTTTGCTACTCCCTTGGAGGCAGCTTTTGTACCTACTTTCGCTGCACCCTTAGCAGCAACTTTCTCGCCTGCTTTAACCGCACCCTTTTCAGCCGTCTTTGCTGTGGGTGCAAGTTCGGCCGCCGTCATTGCGGTGTTCGCTGCCATGTTTGTGGCATTATTTCCAGCTAAGTTTTCACCGCCATCATTATCGTTACCAGCAATCATTGAACCCATGCCGATAGCACCGGCGCCAACGGCTAGGGCGCCAAGTATACCTTTTCCTTTACCGAATTTTCTACCAGCTGGAACATCGGGGGTTTTCTTGACAAATCTACCCTTGGCGTCTCTCGGTTGACTTCTAGCTCTTTCTGATTTTGACTGCTTGCTTCCATCCGGCGCACCAGGAATATTTCCGCCACGATTTCTGCGACTAGGCAAATCGATATCGATTCCCCCACCACCGCCACCTGATCCGTCTGAACCACCAGAACTCTCAAGCGATTGAGCAATCTTTTCTATTGTGTCTTTTATTGCAGAGAATAATTCATTTGCTTCTTTGAATGTATCAGATATTTCGTCTAGCTTTTTCGTATTTTCTTGGATAGCATCTACAACCGGGCTCTCTGACATTCCAGCCGCATCTTCTTGCAGTTCGCTAGTTGGCTGTGCTACATTAGATTCTATACCAGCCGCTACTGCTCCTGTGGTTGGCTTATCAGGTAGAATAACCGATGCGCCCTTTTTCTCATCATAATCTTTTTGAAGTTCTTGATTGATAGTATCTTTTGATACCGGTTTCCCCTCTCTACGATATGATATATCTTTTTCAGAAGCAGGCGCTATTCCTCTATCGGCCAGTAGTTTCTTCTGTTCTGTAGTCAGATCAGTTAATTTTTCCGCTTCTTGGGCCACGCCCATACTGTCTCTAGCTTCGGTTCTCTTCTTTTTATCGGAAGTGAAAAGGTCATATCTGAGATCGCCCGGCTTTCCGGTGAAGACTCTTTTTGCGCCTTCAAGTTGAGTTTTTACAAATCCTTTTGGAATTGCAGTACCCGTTGTTGTGTCTTTGCCACTAACGGCACGCTTCAAGCGATTTCTAAATGTGTCTTCTTTTCCTTTAAGACCCATATCATTCGCTTGAAAATATTGCTCTTTAGCTGCCTTTCCGGCATTCGCAAATCTAGTTGCGGCGTCTGTATTACCTGAAGCCTGTGCAACGGCTTGCCCCTTTTTAGCTAGAGCAAGCACCTCTTTGATACCTTTATTGAATCCTTCTAAGTTCTTTTCGGTCAACTTGCCAATTTCTTTGACAAGTTCGGTCAGCATTTTACGCTCTTCGTCTGTATACTGCTCTAAGTCTTTGCTTATGTTTTCTGTGGCAGCGGACAAAATCTTGGCCGCTTTTTCGCCATCAACGGTAGTCACTGACAAAGGATTTGTAGTTTCCTTAATCTTTTCTAACTGAGTTTCTTTCCCCGCACCGGAACCAGACGAACTCAATAATTTTTTGATGTCTTTTGCTTGACCTATAACCTCATCCAGACGGTCGACAACAGGATCTGGCCCATTATTGGGGGCAGTCTGTAGTCTATCTGATAGTCCTTGTAAGTTACTGGCCATTTCTTAATAATCCTGTTGGTTCTGTTCTGCTTTTTTCTTCAAGTGAGTCATCAACAATCCAATGTAAACTTCCCTTTCCCATGGCATCATATTTTCAAGTTCTGACAGACTGTATTTGTGTTCTTGCATTAAAATAAAGTTTGTCTTATAATGATTCATCAAATTATCATGAGAAAGGGTTATTCGAAAAAATTTTCTACACCGTCTATTAATACCGTATTTTCTGTTTCGCATTTAACACATGTATAATCAATTGTCTTTTCAAGTCTTGGTGAAGTCTGGAAAAATTCTACTATCTTTTCAAACTGCTGTGTCGAAAGACTGTTAATAAACTTTTCTACTTCTTCTGGACCTTCATCCTCTGCGTTGTAGATTTCGTCTTGGTCGAAGATTTTATCTATACACGCTACGACAAGATCGAATGCCGGAGTTTCATCATCGACCAAAATTTCTGCCTTTGGATATTTCATAATCACGCCAACGGCATCTGATAGCATTATCTTATTCGTATGATTTTCGGGAAAATCGATTGTCAACGAATTCAAATCTAATGTAGTCTCAGTCTTGTGTCCACATTCACCGCAAATCAAAACGAAATCAGTGACACTGCCAATAGACTGGGAGCGTAATTGAATAAATGCATACTGTAGATCAAAAAACGGCAAGTCTCTGCCCTGCACATTTCCATTAGAGCAAGATGTAACAATATCTTGCATAGCCTTTATCATCTCTTTTGGCTCGTTGGATTCTTGAGCCAAGATAAGTATCTTTTCCTCTTTTACGAGAAAGGGGCGAAACTCAATTTCATTTGATAAAGAATGCAACTTTACTCTGAAAGTCGGAGTAGTCATAGTTGGCAACGGCATAATTTAGTCCTTCATTAATTAAACTGGTATTACAAACCATCTTTTATATGTAAATGTCACTGGTAATCTAATAGGCTGTGTGTTACTATTAGACATTTGAATGGGTGCAATCGATCTTGGAAATACATCTTCTATTTCCCATTTGGCAACGACTTCATCTTTATTATTCAAGGCAGTTACTATCATGCCTCCATAATATTTGTTCGGGAAAGCAATTTCACGGGTTCTCTTATTGATAATTCCGCGCATCCAATCTCCGAAAAAGTCTTTTGCTGCCCATGTCGCATCAACTAAAAACGTAAAGGTAATTGAGTCCCCACCAAAATCAATGGCGCTGGCACGTTGTTCATTTAAATTGTTGATTCTAACTGGTCTAGTTCCAAGGAGTATCCCTGGAATCATAGCATCTTCTACAAATAGAGACAGATGATTGGCTGAACGACCGGCAGATGTTAAGTGTGTGGCCATTCTTTGTCCGCCTGGCACTCTTTTACCATCGTCGCCCATTAAATTTTGCGGAGGAATTATTTGTACCTCAAATCTATGCGAACGAGCAAAATCTCTTTTTCTCGTCTCCGCGCGGAAATTTGCCAAGCTATTGTGTGCTTGCTCCATTAAATCTTGCTCCTAGTATCTCTGAAAACGGATTCTTTAGTTGCACCAACAAACGCTTCAACTGGTAAGAATATCGCTGCCTTCCAATCGGCAGGATTAATTTTCATGAATTGCGACCTTACATGCGTGGTCAAATAATGTTTGATGCAAGGTTTAATTTCGGCTGCTGTTTGTAGACTATTTAAAAGATTATATGACAAGCGCATTTTGCTGGTTGGGGTAAGCGTCTTGGAATCCGCAAAGTTCATCAATTCACCCAAAACTTTTGCTCTTAACAGGTAAGGCAAATAGTGAACGTTAATACCATAGAAGCCGCCTTTAGCTGGACCGAACGGCAATACCAAGGGAAAGGTATCATAGAAAGGAAGTTGGGCTTTTAACTTTGGATCATAGAAATACATATACATCGCGCCAATCTCTACTTTACTAGTAAGACTGCCGATATCAGATTGCATCACTGTGTTTCCAGAAACTCTTGCACCAACTAAGCCTCTGACATTGCGCATATACCAGTCAATGGACTTCTGTCCATCTCCTACTTGCGCACGAAGTTTCTGAAAGGCGTTATTTGATGGCATTAACGGCCCTGACCTCTATACTTTTTAAAATTGCGGCGCTTATGCTTGTTCATCGTGCTTAGTTTCACACCCTTGCGGCGAGGCGCAAATACTGTCTTTGAATTTCCTGCTGCTTTAGCCATCATTTAATCTCCTTAGTCTATATTTATGCTTTAATTCCAAGTTCTTTCTCGGTTAATATAAGAAATTCCCATCCATTATCTTTACAAAATTCAGTTGCATATTTCCATTTGGCTTGATTTACTCCCCAAGTAATAACCTCATTAAGAAATTGTTTAGTTTTTCTTTTTGGAATTTTTGGTTCTCTAACGAACTTTGCAGGTTTGATTTCTATTAAGTATTTCTTAACATCACCTGAGTTTTCTTTTACCTTAATGTAGAAATCCACGAAGTAACGATGAACCCTATTGTCTTTTGGCGACAAATAAGGAATAGCAAGTTCTTCTGAACCCCATTCTAATATGTTGGGATTACTATCGCACCATTTCATGAACTTTAGTTCCCAGCTAGAACGATATATAATTCTACTAGGATCACCTAAATACTTCTTAGGATATTGTATTTTGTAGAGACCTTTCATAGTCTCCTTCGTGTATGCCATATAAATAGTCCAAACTAACCCCAATAGGATATTTATTAGAAATGGCAGAACAAAAAAGAGAGCCGGCAAGCCCAAAGCAGTCCTCTTCTTCTCCTACTCCAGGAAGATTTAATAGAGACCAAAAGGGTATGGTCGATCCATTTAGTAAAGCAAGTAAAGCGTCCAAGACATTTACATATCCGGAAAGTTTAGCTACTGTTAACGACCAAAGTGAACACACACATTGGATAGCTTTTTATCCTCTTGTTAGAGAAGGTACCAGCGCGGCAACTGCACTTGGTAATAGAGGTACTATTTTTGAAACTTCAGGCCAACAAAGAGTTGATGCAGAACATGCAACAGCCGCTGGTGCTGCACTAGGTGGAAAACTTGCTGCCGAAACATTAGGTACTGCTGGTCTTGCAGGATTGAAGAGTATTATGGGCGCTAAAGGTGGTTTATCAAACTTCTTCAAATCTGGTGCCGTTGGAACAGCAGGTGTCACAGCGGCACTGGGTATAGCTGCCGGGGTGGCAGCTGGTGCGGCTCTTAATGGTATAGGCGCAAGAAGATTGATTATGGGTTCTAAAGCAATTGTTTTAGGCATTCAAGATAAACTTAGCTACGGTTATTCGGCAAACTATGATGTTGCCGATATAGGAGGTTTTGTCGGCGCCGCGGCAACGGGCAACTTTAGTGGAGAAGCCTCACTAGGAGATGTCGGTACCGATGTTGGTGCATTAGCAGCCAGAAAATTAGCAAGTCTTGCAGGTGCAATTGGCGGAAATCAGGTTACAAACTTAAAAGAAGCTACATCAAAAACAGTAGAGAACCCGTATAAAGAGCAGTTGTTTAAAAATATGGGATTCAGAAAATTTGGTTTTGAATATAAATTTGCACCCAGAACATATGAAGAAGGATTAACAGTTTTTGGTAAATCGGAGGCCAGGGGTGGCGTCGGTGGTATTATTGGGACATTTCTTGAACATATGCATCCAGAACCTAGTAATGCTGGCGTATTTCTGATTTATCCTTCCGAGTTTTTAATTGTAATTTACCATAAGTCTGGCGCAGAAAACACCTGGGTCAGAAGAATATCAAATTGTGCCCTGACAGGAATGAATATCGATTATGGTGCAGATGGGTTCACCACTTTTCAAGGAACTAGCGGTATGCCAACAGAAGCTACTATTAGACTTGAATTTACCGAACTCGAAACTCTCACAAACAAACGTTCAAAGCTGGGATATTAATCATGACATATTTTACTAATTTTCCATCAGGTATGCTTAAAATTGGAAATGAATATAAGTATGTCACGGATATTTTCAGACGAGTTTACACAAATACGTTTGCGACACATTATTCCGAATTAGAGACAGTAACTATTCCTGAAGGATACACAGTTGAGCAAGTCAGTGACTTATATTATGGTTCACCTACATATCACTGGGTTATTATGATTTTAAATAACATCGTTGACATTAGAGAAGAATGGCCTAAGTCGGGTGCAGATTTGATTGAATACAGTAAACTAAAATATGGCGGGCTAGAAGGACTATACGATGTCCATCACTATGAAAGCGATGACGGTATCACGGTACAATCTAGCTATACTGAAAATAAAATCGCAGTTACGAATATCGAATATGAAGAAATACTGAATGATGCTAAGAGAGAAGTCCAGATTTTAGAACCCAAGTATCTTAGTTCATTCGTAACCAAATTCCAAACATTGATTTCAAGGTAATATAATGGTAGACTTTCTTAGTTATTTGGGTGCATCTAAGCCCAAGGGAGATCCGGATTATGAAGGTGATGCGGATCTTTTTTCGAATGAAGATGATTTCGATGAGAAGGCTTTTGCTGACCTGAATCCTGCGATTCTGCAAAAAGCAGGCGATGTTATTTACAACGAGGTGTTGCTAGTTACTAACGGCGGCATTATTGATATTAGAGACTTCGTGGTCGAAATCAATATCTATGAAGATATGTTCTCTCCCTGCTTACATGGAAATGTCATTATTCGTGACACACAAAACCTGATAGAAAAAGTTCCTCTAATTGGCGATGAAATATTAACTCTGGATGTTTCTACTCCTCAGTTGGCGCAGGCGCCTTACGATCCAACAAATAAAATACAAAAATCATTTGCTGTATATGCTATCAAGAATAGATTTTTGTCAAATGAAGACAAAGAACAATTGTATTCTCTGCACTTCATTTCGATGGAAGGTATGGTAGATAATATTTCATATTTGTGCCAGAAGTATGAAGGTACAACAGATGAAATAGCAGCAAAAGTTTTTGAGGATTCGTTCAAGGATATTCCTAGATACTTGAACGATAAGAACACGGCGGCAACTGCTCCCAAATCTGACTTTACTATCGGCGATACTCCACATACTTCTAAGGTTTCATTATTACCTCCTATGTGGACACCATTTCAAATAATGGGTTATCTATCAAAACGAGCATTGGGAACAAATGTTACAGATGCACCGACGTTTCTATTTTATGAGACGACCAAAGGTTTTTACATGTGTTCTATAAACGATCTAATTAGATCGCAAATGTCAGTTGGCTTTATTATGTCGAAGTTGAAGTATCGTAAGAAATATGAGGCAGAACAACTAGGAGAAAATGCAATTCGTTTGGCGTATTCTCACGTTGAAAATCTAGAGTTTCTATCAAACGTTGATGTTCTTAAAGGTCAAGACTTGGGGCATTTTGCAAGCTCTCTTTTCACATTAGATGTAGTCAAGAAAGAATATGTGGCAACGTCATACGATCACGGGTTTGAGTTTCAGAAATATCCTCATTTAGGTAGTTATAAATCTGCGCCCGGTCAAACGGGTCTAGTTCTGGATGAAAGCAAGAAATATAATTCAATTTTTCCGGCTACAGTCATTCGCTCATCCGACAGTAAAGTTTTTATTGAGTCTATACATCCTGGTGTTCTAGATAGCACAGACCCGGAATTGATGAATCTTCATCCTGAAAAATATGTTCAACAACGAAATAGTCTATTTTCCGACATTTCTACCATGAAAATGAAAATTACTATTCCTGGTAGAACAGACATGGAAGTTGGTACAATCGTAGATTTCGATTACCCTTCCGTTGGGTCTGGCAGAAATGGTGAAACGGATGAGGACAGTGTTAAAGATATATGGATAAGTGGATATTATATGATAACTGCGATACATCATCAAATTACAAAATTGAGACATAATATGATTTGTGAAATTGCTAAGGATTCTTATTTGAAAGAACTTGTAGCCGAAGAAGCATCGGCTGCTCCTGCCGCCGCGCCAGCAACAACTAATCCTCCTTCACCGGCTCCAACCCCGGCTCCAAGCAAATAAATAGATTAATGGAGTTACTTATACTATGATGGATAATAGAACAACTAATAATGTTGGCCAGTTTTACTGGTGGTTCGGCGTGGTCGAAGATCGCGACGATCCTTTACGCATCGGAAGATGCCGTGTTCGTATCATGGGTTATCACATAGATAGCACGGAGCTACTACCGACAGAAGATTTGCCGTGGGCTGTCCCAATTATGCCCGCAAATAATCCCTCAATATCTGGGGTCGGCGGCTCGGCGAACGGCGTAGTGACCGGAACGTGGGTCGTAGGTTTCTTTGCAGATGGCTCAGACGGCCAGCACCCCATGTTTTTTGGCACGGTCGGTGCGGTACCTGGCGGTCCGGCAGGTGATCCATGCGCACCAGCAGGTGGCAACAGTGCTTCTGATCCAGCAGGTGCACCAGGCGGCGCACAAGATATTCAAGTATCCGGTAGTGCCAAAGGAATGGCCCAAAAGATTTTCCAAACAGCAAAAAGTCTTGGTTATGATGACTATATGAGTATCGCATTTGTCGCACTCGCGCAGAAAGAGTGTGGCCTTAAGCCACAAGCAGAGAAGATGAGCTATTCAGCCGCAAGAATCAGACAAGTGTGGCCGAAAAGAGCAGATCAGGCAGTTAAATATGCCAATAATCCACAGGGTCTGGCCAACTTCATCTATGCTACCGTAAATGGTAATAAAGGCGGAAACGACGGATGGAATTACAGAGGTAAGGGTCTAAATCAGTTGACGGGTAGAGCAAACTATGCCGCGATTAAACAAATTATTGGCGTTGATATCATAGCTAATCCAGATTTGTTGATTACTGATCAAGATGTGGCGGTTAAGGCGTTTTTTGCCTTCTATCAATATCGAGGCTTGGGTGGAGGAGTGGTTCGAGGCAGAAAAACGGCGAGAAGTCAGAGCGAAGCAAACAAAATCATTACAGATGCAACTGGAGGCAGAGACAACTTTAGCACAGGTTCTGCCTTTGGTAGAGAAAATTTCGCCAAAGTTGATAAATTCTCTAGACAATATACACCAGCAATGTTGTCTGCTAAAGCATAATCGGAGCATTTAATGTCATTATTACAAGCAACCAGTCTAATTACCTCGGCAGTCAAGTCTGTCAAAACTGGTAAACTTCCTGATTTATCATCAACGGTAAATGCACTGTCTTCAGCTGGCGTTTTGTCACGAGATCAGGCCAAGGCAGTCAAATCTGGATTGTCCTTAGCGAACACAATTGAGCAAGGAAAAACTCCGAGTTTATCTGCGGTAACTAGTGGATTGGCGGCAGTAGGTTTGCTCTCAAAGACGGGTGCAAATAGTTTAACTAAACAGATTAATGTCTCTTCGTCATCTCTACCTGGAAATACAGTTTCTAATGCAAATAAGTTGCTCGCAACTCTTACTAAGAGTGGAGTTATCGATAAAACTACTAGCAAATTATTATCAAATGGGTTAAGCATTCTTAATGCAGCATCAAATGGAAATATTTCCGGAGTGATAACCGGCGCATTAAAGATTGCAGATGTTCCTCTCAATGTTTCTAAAGCAGCAACTGAAGTATTAAAGGCTGTTCCTACTACGATTGAAACTTCTAAGGCAAGTTCTGGATATCAAACTACTGCCGCAAAATTACCAGATATCGGTTCGCCCGGCAAATTAACAAAAGAAGACTGTGTAAAAGTTCTTACGGCATGTCAACAAGCAATTTCTAGAAAATATGTTGTCGGCGGTAAGAGAAACATATGGCGTAAGGTTCACAATCGCGGTGAATACGGCGCATATAGAATGACGATATCACAACTTATTGATATTGATTTTCTAAAACCAGAAATACAAGAATGGGCAGAAGATTGCATTCAGATCAATGGCAATCGTCCTGGTGCCGCTGAAAGAGTTAAGTCATACGCAGAGGCAGTTCAAGATAGGGCAGGCGAATATGACTTCGCACCTTACAAAAGAGAAGCCGGCAATAATATCCAGTATTTCTTCTTATACAATCCTATTCCTCTAAATCATGAGGCTGCCGTAAGAAGCATGATTTCTTTCGTTACGTCGGAAGAAATGCAAGATAAAGCAGCATATTATTATTTAAAGAAGGCATACGTAGATTTAAGCAATGCGAAGATTGTGAATGAAAACACTTCTAAGGAAACTGTAGCAGGCTTACTTTCCGTTGCGCTTTGTGGAAAATTAGATGATGCTATTAGTTTTGCCCAAGGTGTTATCAAATCGAATTCGGATGGCGTCAACTCTAAGTATTGGTATGATATTGGATATAACGCGGTTGCTGAAAAACCAAAAGAAACTAATAGCGATAAGCCACTACTAAAATCCGGCGTAAGAGCACCAACAACAGAAATCAGTACCAAGGCTCTAATAGAGACTGCTAAAGATCTGGCTGATGTTCTATCTGGTAAAAACATAAACGGAGTCATTTCTGGACTAGTTAAAAATGGAATTATTCCTGCCGATATCGGTGGAATACTAGATGCTGGACTGGGAATAGCAGCATCAACAATCAAAGATAAACTCGGTGAAATCAATAAGGCTAAAGATGCCTTGACCGCGGCGTCAAGTATATTGCCAGCAAATACTACTTCAGCATTGAAGTCTATATCAAGCATTTCATCTAAAGTTAGCGGAGTTACCAGCAAAGTTCCATCTATTAGTAGTCTTGCGTCTAAAAATAGTATAACCTCTGCGGTAAGCAAGGTATCTAATACATCGCTTGCAAAACAGATTACTTCACTAGCAGCCGATGTTGAAAATACTGCCACAGAAGCGGTAGGTACTGCGCTTGGTGCAGCCGGGGCAAGCGGCAAAGTTGATCCAGCATCGTTAAGTTTTATTGGCGAATCCCTAAAGTCTGGTTTTGGTCTAGCCAACGATTCACAGACTGCGGTAATCAATGAGTTAAATCGTCGCGGTATGTGTCCTCCGGGTGCAACTGCACTTCTTCGTGCGGCAATCGATGGCGTCACTGACCCCGCAAAAATTTCTGATCTGATTGCATCAGAAACTAATAAGATGGGAAACGTGGGTGCAGCTATTCCAGCACTCAATACCACGCTAATAGAACAAACAGGTGCTAAACCTGGATTGCTTGATAAGTTCGAGCAAGCAAAAGCAGCCTCTATTAGTGCAATCGGTGTAAGTAAACCAGAATTGACTTCTCTGATTAGTAGTGCCGGTTCTGCATCGATGGAATCATTGAAGAAACAAGCATCTGCGGCAGCAAGTGGCATACTCAATTCCAGTTCGACCGCAGTGTCCGGTCTTGCTCTTGCGAATAATCTCACCGCGATAACAGCCGGTGCAAAAGATCCATCTGCCGCCGCTGCCGCCCTTGGCGCTTCTGCGGTATCAAATGTTACGGGCGCTATATCAGCGGCAACTGGCGCAGTTTCGGGTATAGCTGGTAACGCACAAGGAGCACTCAACTCTGCCACGGGCAACGTTACAAGTGCGTTGTCGAATGCAGCATCAAATGTTTCAGGAATGTTGGGCGGCTCTTCACCTACCACTACCGAAAAGCCAGCAGAAGGTGAAATTGTTTCGTCGTTCTTGCCGGTATCACCCGCTTCTGTTCCTCCAACACCTCAAACAGGTGCGGCGTCCGCAGACGCAGTTCCTACGCTACCGTCCACGCAAATTGCGGCCGCGGTAGGAGGACCAACGCAGGCTTCTTCGCCACCTGTCGACCCTAATCCAATGAAGTCTACATATGGCTCAGTCGAAGTTTCATATCAATGGACAGCATCTAATGGTGTTGTTACACTATCTACCAAGGGAACACCCATTGCGTCTGTAAACTTAATTGATAAGACCGATACTAAAACTCCTCAGTATTTGACACTGATTTCTGCTATTGACGGTGCAATTAAGCAAGAACGTATCAATAACTATACTCCAAAAACACCTAAAATATTTGAACAAAATCTTGGAAATGCTCTTTATCCTCAAAATAGTGGGGCGTTGCCACTCAGAGAGATTCCAATAATTGCCACAGTTATTCCGTTTGGGGGTAACTACGCAATACAGGTCGATGGATTAAAACCGATAAACTATCAACCAGATAGAACAAAATATATTATATCTCTGAACAGACCTGAATGGCAGGAAAGTATTGACGCCCAATTAACTCGCGAAATTGAATCCACGATGCGAGACATTGTTGAATTGACGCAAGAGGTTTCCGCGGGCGATACGTCAACAGCTAAGTGGGATCTTCCTACCGCAGAAGCATGGCTTGATGTTATTACTTCTCTAAAGAGAGAACAAAAAGACATCATCTTTAACTATAATAAATGGGTTAGAGATACTAATAATCCTCCACTTGGACCAGATACTACACTATCAAATGATCTTATTAGTGCCAAGTCTGGCATTGCCGGTGAGTATACAACAAATCTTGAGAAAGTCAAGAAAACTTTTAGTAATAATACTCCAGTAGCGGCACAAGGACCAAGTAAATCAAATACAGACGGTTCAACGACTACTGTTGTCACCGAAAAATATGGCGATGGTTCTGTAGTAACAACTACAATTGTAGAAGATCAAAAAGGATTTGCGTCATCGCAAAAAGAAGTGACGAGAGTCGCTCCTCCTATTGCATCAGTCCCGCCTAATACTAATCCGCTACAAGCAGATAGCGTAGAACATCCCGCCGCGGCAGATACCGCGCAGTCACTGACACAAGCCCCATCGGATGCTGCGAATATTCCGGTGACAAACGATACCCAAGACGGGTTCGGTGATCCAAAAGGTCAATATCCGAAGAAGTCACTCGGTGGTAAACCAGATACTAATCCTCTTGCTGTGGGTATAAATTCGCCTCATATTCAGAATAACCCGACATCACAGGGTGCGAATCAAGAGAGTTTAAGTTCTGGTGCATCACCTGCCGCTAAGAATGCTCTTCGTAAAAGGGACATTCCAAAAGCGGGTAGAAACGGCGGATCTTGGTCGCAACCTAAGACCGCATATGCTGCACAGTATCCTTTCAACAAGGTTACTGCTTCGGAATCCGGTCACGTTCAAGAAATCGACGATACTCCTGGTGCCGAACGTATTCACACCGCTCATAAATCAGGATCATTTAATGAAATCGGTCCTGACGGAACACAAGTAACTCGCGTTGTTGGTGATAACTATACAATTATCGAT